AGCACCGCATCGCTTTAATGTTTTGCGATTGGATATTCTACAAGAGAGGGTTCCGTCTAAGCAAATTATAAAACACTGGACGGGACAGAAAGGTAAAGAAGAAATTCGTAGACAATTGAACCATGACTAAGAAAGTTTATATTTTAGGCAATGGCGACATGGCACAAATGATGCCAGAGTCCGTTAGATACAAGAGAGAGGGCAAACTTATAATTTGCAACCAACCTCCGTTTGAAGTTCAAAATGTGTACGCGACTTGTATTGTCGACTTTAAAATGATGGCAGCATTGACCGAAGGTTCTATAAACCTTGACGCATACTATTGGGTTTGTGGTAATCGCCCTAAAGCGTGGATGGATTCTCGTCCTGGTTTTTATATGATGAAGTCAGCGCAGATAAGAGAGTTCTATACGCACGTCCCTAGTTATGCCGGAAAGGGCAATCAAGGCGCAACAAACTTTAATTGCGGGCACATGGCGACACATTACGTTTCTACTAGACACAAACCTGACGAGATTCATATGTTTGGGTTTGACTCTATCTTTGACCACAACATGAGGTCTTATACTGATACCGTCTTGAGCAGTGATCGAACTGGCAGAAACAACCTTCGCCTGCTCGACATTTGGCGTCCTATCTGGGCAAATATCTTTAACGAGTTCAAGCACATTAAATTTTTCCTGTACCACAAGCATCCGAACTCAAAAATACAAACACCTCCAAACGTAGAATTTGTAACTAAAACGTAAGTTATTGATTTTACAGTAGTTTTTACTACTTGTCTTTATGTAAGAATTATAGCATAATAGTATTTCTGGTTGAGGAGAATGCTATGTGGAATCTTGAAGGCGAATCAGTCAAAGCAACCTATCTCGGAGACATCCCCGTTTCCGGAAAAGTCACCCTGTCTCGGGTAAAATACGGTGGTGGGGTCTCTCACCACGTTCGTCTCGACCACGAGATAAAGGATCTCTGCGTCTACAGGGCAGCGGGAGACACTGTTATCGTAGATCATAAAGACGTAGAACAGGTGTTTTCGTAAGTTGTTGATTTTATTCAAGTTTTTCAAACTTTACTTTGTGCCTGTTTTGAGCGATAATAGTATTTCTGGTTGAGGAGATTGATATGAAAATTGTTATGCAAACCCAAATCCTAGAAAACTACGGTGCCCACGACTGGGACGGTACGGGCGAGTGCCCGCAGTACTGGAAACCCAAGGGTGGTAACACCTACGTGCTCCATGGCGTGTCCATCGAACAGGCGATGGGTTCCGAGATCTGGGACACCCTGCGTCGTCATATCACCGAGAACAACGAATCTTGGCAGGAGTACATCATTTCCGATGTGCTGGTCGACGATGTCGACTATGTGGAGTCTGATCACGTTGATGAGTGGGATTCCCCCATCAACCTTTCTTTTGCTGGCGGTCGTCTGCTCGCCACTCGCTACACCGAGGCAGAGCGTTTCCAAACAGAAATTTCTGGAAAGTTTGAGCAGTGGGTTCAACTCGAAGGTGGACAGAAGGGCGACTACAAGTTGCTGTATGAGATGGCAGACGATGGTAGTCTGTTGACATATGCCGAGTATCAGGCACGGGAGGCAGCGTAATGCATGAATTGCTTGAAATCATCCTTGAAGACCTGCATTACATGTATGAGCAGGAAGGTCTGTTCAGCAAGGACGTGTTTCGCGACATTTGCGATATGATCGAGAAACGTGAGTATGAATACTCTCAAATGCTGGAGGGAAGAAAGTGAAGGGTGCAATCGTTTATATCATCAACTATGAAGGCAACAAAGACCCTGCGCGTGAGTGGCAGTTCTCTTCATACGGTGCAGCGATAGAAATGATTGAAGAATTGGAAGGGCAGTACCCCGACCGAAAATGGTATATAGTGGAGCATAATGTGTCATGAAAAAGAATCAGTTACCGACCAAAGAAAGAATTATTGGCGATATGAAAATGGGTGTCGTCAACTTCTCGTTTGAGAAAAAAGATGGCGAGTTGCGAGAGATGAATGCAACTTTAGCAAATAATGAAATTGACCAAAGGTTTCATAAAGAAACTAATCCTAACCCACCAACCAACTCCCCCGATCTCGTCGTTTGTTGGGACGTTGATCAGGTAGGTTGGAGATCGTTTAACATTTCTACTCTTAAAGAATATAATGGGAAAGTTCGTGATGTCTGATATGGACCACTTGCTCACTCCTGCACAGAAACGTGCAGCGAAGAGAGAAGCAAAGAAACAGGCGATGCTTGAAGAACTTGGTGCAACCGTTAAACCAACTAAGGTCAAGCGCACTCGGCGCAAGATGACAGAAGAACAACGTGCCGCAGCAGCAGAAAGACTCGCGATCGCTCGCGCGAAGAGAAGTGCTGGGAAAGAACCGAATGCACATCCTCGAGTATTAGAACTTGATGCTGACCACCCTTTGTCGTATACCAATTCTAAAGAGAACTTGAAGTTTTGGCGGGACAAACTAAAAAGTATTCGTCATCAAAGAGAGTCAAAAGAATCGGCGCAAAGAGAAGAATATCAGATTGCCGAATCGTATGTCAAGAATCTTGGTATATGGATAAGAGACGGTGTTTATCTGGACTCTAAATACGGTGCCAAGAGAGAAAGCACTATGGAATATATTTGTATCACTCCTGCTAAACACAAAGACGGTAGTATAAAAAGAACTCAAGGTGTGTATTACTCTGATCTTGGACAGGTTTGGACGCAAGAACTAGCAAAGGAATATACCAGATGAAAAATTCTTTGGTTGGTTTAGATCAGCAAACCTTCAACACCATTGTAGAGTATTTGATGCAAAGACCCTATAAAGAAGTGCATCAAATACTTTCTGGGTTGCAATCAAATACTAGGATTGTGGAAATAGAAGAACAGGATGGAGAAGATGACGATTAAAGAACCCTCTGTTGAATTTATGACAAAAGTAAAATTCAGCAAAATAGTCGAGCAGGTTGTGCTCGAAAAGTCTTTACCATATATCGATGCTGTTCTTTATGTCTGCGAGCAGAATGAAATAGACGTTGAAGATTCCAAAAAGTATGTTTCAAATGTCATCAAAAGTAAACTCGAAGCAGAAGCGATGAGTTTGAATTTTATTGAAAAGAGCGCAGAACTCCCCTTTGAATAACTACTTTGACAGAGAATTCATTTTCGACGAGGAGCAAAAAGAAACTTTGCTTTCTCTGTACAGGGAACTAGAACCGGAAATGGAAAGAGCAAAGGTCTATAACGGACGTGGACGTAACGGAGAAACGGATGAAACAAGAGATTGTACAAATGTTCCGTTCCATTACAAGAAGTTTCCTGACATCTCTTTGGAACTGAAAAACTTTCTATCAGACCTTGATCCAGATCATCCAGATGATCTTTGGTTCGCCCAATTTGAATTTATTAAGTACGAAGGTATTGGGCAAAAATTTGAGAGACACACCGACGATAGACCAGGCGGCGTTAATCATAATCGATTCTACACATCAGTTACCATGATCGAAAAGTCAGAAGATTTGATTGGGGGTAAATTAAAAATTTGGACTCCAGAGGAAAAGGAATACGTTGTTGACCTTGAACCTTTTGAGACTGTAATCTTCCCCGCACACTATTGGCACGAAGCAACCCCGTTGCTCCAAGGTCGTCGTGTTGTCCTAATTAGTTGGGCACAGCGGGAAGGAAAAGTATTGACTTCTCGTTGAGAATGCCTATACTTATAAATAGAGTTGAGCGAAACACGTTGCTCAACAATAATCAATACTGTGTTATATTTCAGTCATACAAGGAAAATACAAATGGATATACAATCACTTAAATCACGTCGATACGACATCAACAAACTCGTCAATGCTGCTAAAGAAGCAGGTGGTGGTCAACAAACCGAGCGACAGCAAGACGAGAACATCTGGAAACCTACTGTCGATAAGGCAGGCAACGGTTACGCAATCATCCGATTCCTTCCTTCTGATAACGAAGTCCCTTGGGTTCGTTATTGGGACCATGGGTTCAAAGGTCCAACTGGTAAGTGGTACATTGAGAAGTCGCTGACCTCTCTTGGACAGCAAGACCCACTTGGCGAACTCAACAGCAAGTTGTGGAATTCGGGTAACGAAGAAGATCGCGAAACTGTTCGCAAGCAGAAGCGTCGACTTCACTACGTTACAAACATTCTGGTAGTATCAGATCCTTCTGCCCCTGAGAATGAAGGCAAAGTCTTTATGTATCAGTTCGGTAAAAAGATCTTTGATAAAATTCAAGATCTTATGCAACCACAGTTCCCAGGAGAGACTCCAGTCGATCCATTTGATCTGTGGAACGGTGCTGACTTCCAGTTGAAGATTCGTAACGTAGAAGGATATCGTAACTACGATCGCTCAGAGTTTAAAGCACCTTCTCCTCTTCTTGAAGGCGATGAGGTTCAACTCCAAGCAGTCTTAAACCAGTTGCATGATATCAACCAGTTTGTTGATCCAGCGAATTACAAGACTTATGAACAACTTCAGAGCAAGTTGAACGAAGTTCTTGGTCAATCCGCCCCGAGCACTATCAAGCATGAAGTTGCAATGGACACAGTTGCTGAACCTGCACCTGCTCCTGTTGCTGCTGCCCCTGAAGTGCCCAGTAGTGCTGCTGCTACTGCTGAAGAAGCAGGAGACGCAGGAGATGATGATGCGTTCTCTTACTTCCAGAAGTTAGCAAACGCAGACTAATACCCCATTTGGGTCTTATGCCCCCCATTTTGGGGGGTTTTTTTGTATAAATACCCTCGCGATGCGGATAGTCCGGTCGCATTAACAACAATCTTGCTTATTACTAAGGAGAACCGTTATGGTATCTAAAGCATTTTCTTTTCCACGTTCACATTTCATCGGATTTGACCACGTATGGTCGGAGATCGAGCGTCTGTCAGAAATGGCAGATAACAAACTCTATCCTCCGCACAACGTTGTGAAAAAAGATGAAAAGAATTTCTCAGTAGAACTTGCTCTTGCAGGTTACTCAAAAGACGAACTGACTGTTGAAGTCAAGGACGGCATTTTGGTAATCTCTGGAGGTAAAACTGGGGAAGGAGAAAGTGATCGTGAGTATCTCCATCGTGGTATTTCTGCAAAGAAATTCACGCGCACCTTTAGACTCTCAGAACACGTCGTTGTTGACGGAGCAGACTTCGTGGATGGATTACTGGTCATTGACCTGAAAGTAGAAATCCCAGAAGAGAAGCGTCCAAAAGTTATTCCAATCGGATAATAAAGGACCAAAAATGAAAAACTTGGCAGTAGTTGCCTTGTGTTTTCTTTCCACGTTTGCTAGTGCAGATGAAGTTGAAGAAGTTGTCGTAAAGGCGAGGCAAGTAAAGATCGTCATGGAGAAACTTTCTGAGACTCACAAACAAAATCCCATTACGGGAGATTGGTACTATATTGCTTCGAAAAAAGAAGATAATGACAAGGCATAAAAACTAAGGGCACTTCGGTGCCCTTTTTTACACATTTCTTTAAATTCTGTATAAATAAACTCATGGAAGAATCCGTATTCAATAAGTTTAAGCAGCAACTCGAAGATGAAGGGTTGGAGGCGAACTCAAAAGAATCTAGAGATTGGTTTCTAGATAAGATACGGGAAATTGCCGAAGAACGCATAGACCGTAACTCCTTCAAGAGGAAATTACCAGTCGCCGCGAACTATTTTATTGGGAGAATGTACACGTTTTGGTACAACCCAAAGGGAAGGTTGGAGTTACCATACTACGATAGATTCCCATTAGTGTTTATGTTGGAACAGTATAAAGGTGGGTTTTTGGGTTTAAATCTACACTATCTGCCAGTGGACTTGAGACAAAAACTATATTATAGTTTGTTGCCAAGAGCAACACAATCGGTGTTTACAGATAGAACTAGGTTGAAAATAGATTATCAGTATCTTTTGGGTAAAACCTTTTTAAGATGGCACAGACCTTGCCTGAAAAGATACACATACAAACAAATAATCGGCAAAGTCGCCTTGGTTCCGGCGTATGAATGGGAGGTTGCA